ACCCCGCTCGTCAGGTGTATATGATGGCAAATCTTTCCCAAGCAATTGGGGATCAGTTTCACCCATTGAGTTGGAGTGAGCTGCAACTTTCCAAAGATAGGAAAGCCCGAGTCGACCGCCCTCAAGGGGTCAGACTTGACCAACTCAGGCTCTGGTTTGAGCTTGAATCACTCTCTGAGCGTTTCGCTGATCCTTCTCGTACGTATAAGAGCACGCGTAATTACAAAGTGTGCCCATGTACTGTGAAGTGTGTCTTTTGCGAGGAGCCAGCTGAAAGGAGTGAAGTTTGTGGTCACGGCAACCGAACTTTGAAATGTAAGCAGCACATGTCCGACCGATGTGCGACAAACTGTCCCGACAAGGGACGCCGAGGACTTAAGGTCCGCAAAATCGCCCAGGTTTATCAACCAACATGCCAGTGCATTACGGGATCCGCTGCTGTGGATATTATTTTCCCGTTTGGTTATTCCAGGCTGATTGAGCTCCTTAGTGCTCTAAAGCGTCACGATGTTACTAAAGATTTGTCACTTTCCAAACCTGAGGTTAAAACCTTACCGAAACCCATCAACCTTACCTTTGTTACTTGTGTTATCTGCAAGAGAATCTTGAGCAATAAGAGAGTAGGTAAAGACATTTGCAACCGGTGTTCGAATTGTAAAACTTGCGGCAAGCATAACTCCAATATGATGGAGAATCAGACTTGTGAAGCTTGTTTCAATCTCGATACATTGGCATCCGCAAATGTTCCTGCTCCGAAGCGAGCTTTCAGGATTTCCGTTCCAAAAATCATTCCAGCAACCACCCCGGTTTACGTTCCGAGTCGCGTCGATGAAGTGAAGAAGTACGTTGTGAAGCTGCCTAAGCTCCAACAAGAGAAGAGGAGACATACTAGAGGAAAAGGATGTAGGTCTTTGGGCGAGGACGAGTGTTATCTACGGATGTTCAAAAGACAGTACCGGTCGAAGGCTAGAGCGATGTTCAACAAACCGACTTTGCGAGAGTTGGTTAACGGCATACCCGACATCAGGTGGTTTAACAAGTTAGATCATTTGACTTTGTTTTCACCTAGTGAAGGAGTGTTGCATTGCGAATTGGCCGATGGTCGACCGACTTTCAACGAAGTTTTGCACATGTTCTACAGAAAGCTTGAAAATCACGTTGTTGGCAGTCTCAAGACGTTGGAAGAGCTCAATGAGGAGCCGTTGTTCGAAGATGAGGAGATTCTTTTCGACGAGAAGGTTTTCGAAGTAAGCTGTGAAGCTGAAAAGCTCCAGTTGGTTGAAGAAGAAGGTGAGATGGTACCGATCAAAGTGGGAGGTTCAGGAGATTGTTGGAAGACTCTGATGTTGTGCGATTACTTCGGCGAAGACATGACTGTCGAGGAGCTCATTCCGAAAATCCGAGAGAGTGGAGAGTATCTCATTGAACTAGACGAGTTCGCTGTCAAGTATTCGATTCAAGAGGATCAGGATTATCATGTCGAAGAGAGTTACGCAGACATGTACGGAGCTATTCCTGATGGTTTCGTCCGTTACTCCGAGTTTCTGAAGATCCTAGAGGATGGCCCTAAGACGAAGTACGTTGGCAAGAGTGGCATCGACACCGCAAGAGCAAACATGGTTTTCCCTGAGAACATAATGGCAGTGGAGCAGTATTTCACAGACAGCATTCGTATGGCAGCAGCCAGCAAGAACGACATCTGTCCATACATGATCCCGCCCCACAATGAGGAGACCGCGGATGCTCTAGCTCTGCCTTACTCGAATTTGCAAGGTGTTGTTCATAGACACCCGATACATGCTGCCCTGAGGAATCGACAAGTGCACGAGGTTTTCCCGAAGCTGATCAAAGGTGCTTGCACAGTGAGTTGGATGAGCGAGAAGAACGTGGAGACGTTGGCTGGTAAAGTGCCTTTTGAGATCAAGACGAACAACATTCTCATGGAACCCAAGGACTTGGGTCGTTACCCGCTTGAGAGTTTGGCTGACGGCGTTTTCAAGCTCGACCAGATCAATACGCCCTACGCTTTGTGGCACGACAATGGTCATTACCTCAATCCGGAGACCGTTCTGGGGACTTTCCAGCATTGCCCGGAATTACGGGTTTTGATCGTCACTCACGTGTTTCCATTGGCCAGTCTGTACAGCAAGTACTCACCGAATCCGAGGGTTTACACTTATACGGTTCAGAACGGGACATTGTACTACACACCTGAAGAGCATTATGAGCACACATATGAGCAGCCAGCTGACGCAAGCTTGCTCTTGGCCCGGAGTATCTCTACTAGGGATCACAAAGTCAAGCTCAACTGTTCGATCGTTCATAGTGACTTGAACAGTCATGTTCAGGTGATCACCCGATATGAGCTGCCCGGAGAGCACGGTGTGGCTTTGCGTTCAGAGCCCTTCGAGCAGCTGCCCAGAGTGTTGAGATCCATGCCCGATCACGAGCCTTTCAGTGCCATTCTTTTCCGCAAATTCCTGATGTACGGGAAAGCTTTGACTGAGAGTAAGGACAAGAACTACCACGCTAAGATACGCCAGAGCGTTAAGGTTGAGATGCAGAAGTTTCCGATATTGACTCAAGATCTGACCGTAAAGGTCATCATCGAGATCTTGAAACACGATATGTTGGATGACATGCATTCGAAGTTCTATGATTCGTTCTTCTCAAAGGTCAAGTACAACACCACTGACCGATTCAGAAAGTGGATGCGTCAAGAGTTCAAAGGGAAGTACACGGATCGATGGTACAAGATCCTCGAAGAGGCCCCAGACATGATCATAATACCGAAAGTGGATGTCGTTTTGGATCGCAAGGCCGGGGATGCTCAATTGTTCAGTTGGTACTGGGAGGTTCCAAAGGAGAGTCGTGCGAGTTTGTGGAGTCAGTTGCGATGGTGGTTACGAAAGCGTTTCATGAATGTTGCAGAAAAGGGAGTTGTAGAGGCGGAGCTGATGAATGACGGCAAGCTGAGGATTCAAGAAGATTTCCCTAGCCTCACTTACAAGGAGATCAGATATCAGGAGAGTAGGCGAATCATGACAGTGCAGGCGACTGATTTCAGGATCAAGCATGGTTTGCTCACACCGGAGCAGGACGCAGAATCTACAGCGCAAAGCACTATTGCCAGCATCGCTTCTTGTTCGTACACACACACTGCAGCCAAGGACGTGGTTTCTTCACGTCTCGCAAGCACCAGAAGCACCTGTTCTGAATTCATTGCAGATGTGTGCAGTGATACGACTTGCAGCAATCATGAGCCGAACGACATCTGCACCTGCAATATCTGCGAAAGAGCCCTCAGGGCTACCTTCTCTGAGTTACCCGTTGATCCTTATAGTGAAGTTTTCGGACAAGCGTTGAATGTGTTGGTGAAGAATGAAGAAGCGTTGAAAAAGGCCCTCGAAGAGGGCCAACCCAGCAGAGGAACTTCAAACTGTTCTGAAGAGAGCAGTTCGTCAAGTGAGCTGATACAAAGTTCCCAAACCATTCAGGAGTCTGTTACATCCTGTCTTAGCAGTTTCGAGAATACGAGCCAGAAGTGTTACAACCGCAAGCCTCACAAGAAGAAGATGAGGTACCGAATCTATGACAACGTGCAGTATGGAATCAAATGGGGTCCCAAAGGCCCTGTCTTCTATCTGGGTGATCAAGAAGTCCCTGATCCCAGACAAATGAAGAGCAAGAGAATTCCTTCTTCCAAAGCGACAAAATTACCATCTCTGAGCGAAAGTGAAGAGATTGCTGAGGAAGACAGTGTTGTCCAGGTTGTTGACAAGGGGAAGAGAGTTGAGAGTAAAGGACATCAGAAGGTTCAAGAAAGGACAGAGAAAAGAATCGTTGAGCTGAAAGCTGCTCGGGATCAAGTAGCAAAGTACTTGCCTGAGAACGCAGAATTGGAAGATGATAAATCGACCAAAAGTGCCAAAGCCAACAAAGAACTTTTCACCAAAGCCTTGACGTCAGGAACCTTGCCAATGATTGACTTCACGGGGATGAGTCCTGTAGAAGTGTGGAATGCTTTATACCCAAAGACTGTAGGGAATCGATATCACAATGTTCCTTTTTATCCTATTGTAATGTATCCGAAAGACTTGAAGTATCCTAAGAACGATTGTTTGCTTGAGGCCGTGTTACGAGACCTACCACATTCAAAAACCACTTTAGCTTTAGTGCTAGCTCGTTGTGTTCCGAAGAACGATAGAATGAATTGGGAGAAGATGTATTCTAGCAGAGCTTTAGATGTTCTTGGTTGTCATTATGGTGTTCATTTCCGTGTTTCCATTTCCGATCGAATAATGCACTTCGGTGTCAAAAACGCAAAAATAATTCCTCTTACTCTTGTTCAAGGTCACTTTATGTACGATAAGAACTTCAGAAAACCCATAGAGATATGGGACCCAAAAGCCCAATTCGTGAAAACGAGCGTTTTGTCTAGATGTGTCCAGGATTTGACTAATGTTCCGAGTGTTGTGTGGGTGGATTACAGCCTCAATGGTGTGCGGGCTGAGCAGTATCTTCGAGCGTTGGCTGTCGGAAAAGCTGGTATGATTGGTCAGAACCCAGCAAACTATCAGAAGATCAAAGGTTGGGAAGAGAATGCTAAGATGTGGGCGAAGACGGGGAGACAAGTGAAGTTGGCTTTCATCGAAGGGGATCCTGGAAGTGCAAAATCTCATCCTATTTGGACGGTGCTCAGAAATTACATGACTTCAAATGTCGCTCAAGTGATATGTGCAACCAATATCGCTAAAGAGGACATCAGTCAGAAACTGAGGATGCAAGAACCGGATCCAATGACTGGGAGAGGAAAACCTTCGACACGATGTGATACTTATGAACGGTGTCTAGCAAAGACAGGTGGTGCGCCAATAATAGTACTCGATGAAGACAAGTACCCTAGTGGTTTCATCGACGCTTACGCCTTGCTAAAGACAAATGTTCAGTACATCGTGTTCATGGCTGATCGCTTCCAAGGGAAATGGCATGATCCAGAGAAAGACTCACCTTTAAATCTCATACCTTCGAATGCTCAACATTTGAGCCAATTTGCCCAGCGTTACATGGTTGGTTCGAGAAGGTTCGGTCCTGAGATAGGCAATTTCCTGCGCATTCCGGTCTTTCAAAGCTACCCTTACGGCGGCATTCATTTTGGGACTGTTGTTCCCACGAAGTGGCAAGATCTGATTCTGTATTATCCGAAAGCAAGCCAAGCAGAGTTGGAAGGTTGGTTCAAGAAGATGTATGTTGCTTATCCCGCTAGAGCAAGAGTCGCTCTCTATGATTCGCTTAACGACAATGAAAATGAGACCTATGCTGGTATGCAGGGATTGACAGTGCCTTTGATGGTCGTTGTGATAGACAGCACTTGTCTATCATCAGTCAGCCTGGATATCATGAACAACGTTTTCACGCGATCGCCGAGAGTCATTGTAATCAAGAACTTCTTGAACAACAGCGTCAACGACAACTACATCCACAACAACACTTTCTTCCGAAATCTGTTCAATTTGGCGCCGAGAGATCCAGCCGCCATCTTGCAAGCCTATCCAGAGAGATCAGTGGATATGCGTATGCTTCAAGGTGGTTTGCCGAAGAGCGTTGAGATTGTACTCGCCGGTGATCCAGATCAATGCTTGAACAAAGATTTCGTGGAACCGTTGCTGCCATATGTCGACTTTTCAAAATGGGTCAGCCCATTCGACGTAGTCCCACGCGGCGGCATGAGGAAGTTGGACGATCAACCAGCCTACAAGGACGCTTACCAGATGCAAGTTCGTTTCGGAGAACCAGATCATATTGAGCTACGAGAAGATGTTGTCCCAGATCCTTTCCCCATCCGTGTTGACCCGATTACGAGTATTCCGATAGAAGACAAAGACGGTTTGATGGAGAGGTACGTGAGCGAGACGAGAGAACGATACGAGCGAGAGATATGGCGTGGTGCTTATAGTGAGCAAGCGCCCGATGAGTGGTTACTGAGAAAAGATGCAGACGATCAGAGAAGACGGTTGAAGGACAAGCTGTTTCCAGGATTGAAGAAGAGCGAGGCCGAGAAGAAGTTGAAGGAAGTGCTGAAGAAGATGCCCGATCAGGAGAACCCGATGTACACCGACCCAGTCTACGTCAATTTTGGCCAACTTCAAACGGCTAAGGATGATGTAGCTTTCGCAGCAGGAATGGCCCAAAGAATCAGACGACAATCCAGAGAAGCTAACATTCAAGAGTTCCGCACTGAAGGTTGTTTCGGCAGTGAGATGTTCAGACGTCTAAGAGATTTCATGGATTGGCAAAATCCCATCCCTTGGGATCAAGATCTCTATGATGAATGCGTTGCTGTGTTCTACGACCGCAGAGCAGGAAGGAGTGAAGAGTTGCAGAAGGCGTCCTTGCCTCGAGCAGATCCCGATTACGTCGACCGACTGACTGCTAAGAATCAGTGGAAGCTCAAAGACCTCATTCCGGCGGTTAGCAAGCCTTTGCAGACGTTGCTTGTTCGAAGCGACGAGTACATCTATCGTTTCGGTCCATATGGCATTTACCTTTTGGAGCAAATTCTTCGTCACAGTCCAGACAATGTTTACATGCATGTCAAGAAGAGTTTCGCAGATCTCGATGCTTGGACCCAGAAGTACGGAAGTAAGGCTGAGATGTATACCGAGTTGGATATCACTGCTCTAGACAGCTCTGAGAGAGGCGGAGCGTTACAGCTTGAGGTCGAGATGATGCAGCATTTCACTACCCCGATGGATCTAGTACATGACTATGTTGAAGACAAAGTCAATTTTCACACCGATACAATTCACTTTGGTCTGATGCGCTTTTCGGGCGAAATCTTCACATTCCTATTCAACACTATGTTCATGTTGGCAAGGACAGTTACGAAGTACGCAATCCCGAGAGGCACACCAATCAAGGTTGCTGGTGACGATATTCTGCTTTACGGCAGATACCCGACGAGAGCAAGTTGGGTGAACTTCGTTCCTTTTGACCATTGTGTGGAGAAGTACAAGGAGACAAAGAGGGGAGGTTTCTGTTCATATCTGGAGGTGAAGGGTTGTGTTTTCAAAGATCCGAGGATTCTTCTGAAACGACTGATGGGCGCGGCTAGCATGGGCAGAGGCAAAGATGTCATAGACGGTTACTTCTTGGATTTCCTTACAATTTACAGGTTGAAGGACCAATTATACGAAGTCTTTGATTCAGAGAGCTTGTTTGCCGCTCATCAAGTCTTGACTACGGAGATCTTTAATCTGCGAAGGGATCTAGGCATCAAGGTTAAGTTCGATTTCAGTTACGAGATTGGTTGGACTGAATCATCTCCTGAGTTCGTCAAGGAGGTGGTTCAGGAACTGGACATGGCGTACATGCTGTCCAGACTTCCCGATTACGAGACCGACTTTGGCCAGTATACCCAGCGCGATTTTGACCTCTATTCGTCACTCTTTGAAGATGCAAGCTGATCATGTTGCCCAAGAAGTTCCTAGGACAGGAGAAGCTATCATCCCGGTTGTTCAAGTGCAGAATTTCATTCATACCTATTCTTTGGCTGTTGAGAGCAGTGGTACTTTGTCGTTCAGTTTCGAAGATTTGTTGAGTCATTGGTTGGCTAGGAAGGGTGAGATACGTTTCAAGAAGATGACGATCTATGTGGTGTTCGCAGACAGTGGGGGTCGCATGGCTATTGGTTTCACGAGCCGTGACAATACTGTTACGAAGTTTGACGAGGTTATGGGGTTGCCGAACAGGTTCACGTTCGGAAGCAATTCTTTCAATGTCAATGTTGAAAGTGAGCGCGTGTTTGAAGTTCCAGCTGGTTTTGAGAGTAAAATCTTTCCAGCTACTGGAGCTTTGCCTCTTGGACGCATGGTCATAGCGAACAAGAACAATGTGGCAGCGCACGTTACGTTAATGCTTCAAGTGACAGCCTCTGGTCCTTACGTTCATCGTTACTCTATTGCATGGACTGATGGAGCCATCAAGCCATTGGTGGATTTTGTCTAAGCTCCTCGGGGACGGGGAGCGAAGATGAAGTTTCCGAGGAAGAGAATGATGATGAAGAAGAAGAGAATGTTTCAGATGCAGAAGACGCAAATGGAGAGGAAGAGACCGCAGAACAAGACGATGTTTACGATATTTTCCGTTGAGTGATACGTCAGACAATTGTGTAGCTGTAAAGCTCCAATTACCTTTATATCGA